AGAATGTTGCTGTCCAAGTTTCATAAGTTCTATCTCCAGGAACTTTAATTACACGTCCACGGAAAGGCAATTCAACTGTACCTACATTAGTTGCTGGCAATGCAGCAGACTTACACATGTAAGTAACAGCATCTTCCGTCTCACTTATTTCTGGAGGTGCAACATTAGGAATGTTCCAAGGATGTGTTACTGAGAAGAGGTTAGGTCTTACACCACCTCTTATTGCTTTTTGGAACGTAAGAATTCCAAGTGCTTTGGCTGATGATTGTGCCATTGTTAGAGTGCTCCTTTAATTATCTGCGGGGAATAACTTCCTCAAACGATACGCCTGTGCGTGTCGCTACGAAAGTAAGTGTGATAAAGTTAATCGAGCGTGCTGGCTTGATGTAGAAATCAGCCTTAAACTCGTTAGCGTCAATGACGGCTCCAGTGTTATTGGACTCATCACAAACTACCAAGAAGTCAGTAATACCTCTTTCGGCTTGAATGCCTCTAAGATATGGTTCGACAACATTCTTGAAGTTGTTACGAGTGAACTCGTCATTAAGTTCAAAAAGAACCCCCTTCGCAGCATTGCCAATTGTCTTTTCTATCACGTTGAATAGACGACGGACATTGATACGATCAAATGCAGATGGTGAAGCGAGAGCAGTTTTGTCTCCGAAAAGTAGAATGCCCTGACCAGGAAGAGAAGTAACTGGGTTAATTCTATTCTGGTAGAGTTTATCTCTTTCAGATTTTGTTGGTGAATATGCTAGTTTAACAGCATTTCTAATTGCACCACGGTTCAAACCAGCAGGTGAGAACCAAGGTAAACCGTTAGCAGTAGTAGCGGCACATAATCCTGCAACGTCTCCGCAGACAGGAATGTAACGGTACTTATCAGCAAAGCGGTCATAAACATACTTCCAAGTGTTATCAAATACACCGAAGGAAGTAGATGCTAATGTAGAGTAGAAGTCAACTACATTATTTGTCTGTGTAGCAGAACTTGTTACTCCAACAACGTCTCCTCTATAAGGAGAAACAAAAGCAACACAGTCTTTACGACCTGCAGCAATTGTTAAGACGCTGGATGCAATACTTTGAGTGTTAGTCTTACTGCTAGTATCTCCTGGACCTGCAATAAGATAGTCGATCTGAACTGTTTCAGTGTCTGCAAACTCTTGAAGTCCTATGAGGATCTCTCCAGAAGTTGCACCTAAACTTTCAGCACCTTTCTGGAAGGTGTATGAAGTAGGAGCACCGAACAAGTCAAATGCAGTTGTGCTATCTGAACCAGCATTACTTGTACCAGCGATGTTACCACCAGTAGCTGCTTGGTTAGCACTTAGATCATATACTGCAGTTTCGTGAGAACCCCAGTAGATATATGCTGATTTCTCAAGCACTACTTGTGGGTAATAGTTAACTGCACCTTGTGAAGTCTTACCGTTGTTTGCTTTAGAAACATAAGTGAACTTCTCAAGAAGAGTATTAGGAGCACCACTGATTGCACCAGTTGCATCCCATACTGCAATGTGGAATTCATCATTAGAACCACCACGAGCAGCAACATAAGGAGAAGTGCCTGGGCGTGGAGCAATTGAATTCCAACTTAAACCTGTGAAGACAGTTTGATCATCATACCAACTACCAACTGTAGTAACGTTAAGGTCGGTAACACCGTTCTCAACAATGTCAGCAGTTGTCCATGTATCAGAAGTAAGAATGGAAACTTTATTTCCAGAACCATCCCATTCGTAGATGTAACCAGACTTGGTTCCAGCAGTATTCGCAATTGCAGTTCCGACGGTAGTAGTGGCTAGAGCACCGTCAAGAGTTAAAGTAACGTCTGCACCTTTATCAATAACTGCTACACGAATAGCATTTGCTTCTGCACCTACATCTCTTGCAGCCCACTTGAATGGGTTAGCAGCAGCACCAAAATATGTTGCTTCGTAGATATCCTTTGTTGCTATTGATAGTGTGTAAGGTGAAGTTACTGCATCGTCTGACGCACTTAACTGTCCACTTGTCGCACATCTAACTACGTCAAGTACACCACCGTATGATAAGAAACTAGCGGCTGTCCACCAAGTCTCAGCGTTTGCATCGGTGGGTTCACCGAATTGTTCGATTAGTTGAGATTCGTTTGATATGCGTACTGGTGTCAATACTGGTCCTTTCTGAAAAGCACCTGCGATTGCACCAACGTTAACTTCAACCGTCTCAATCGACCCGATAGTCAGATCCCTTTCCTGGATCTCAACTCCTGGTGATAAGAGCGTGCTAGCCATGCGTTTACTCCTGATGATAAATCAATTTTTGTCTAATATTATTTAGAAAAAGGCCCTTCTTCAGCGATACTCCCACATAAAATTCCTATCGCCATACTCATCTACCTTCCAATTATCTGGATCCTTATCATTCATATCGATGGTCCAAATGTTTCCTTCACTGTCTACTACCTGTTCATCTTCCAATCCATCCTGAATAAAACCAAATGGTGCCATGTCTTGCTCTATCTGGTTCTTTTGTTCTTCATATATTCTCTTACGGATATCCTGATCCGTCATTTCTTTAAAGTATTCCTGCTGTACCAACCATGCAAAGATAACTAAACACATCACTAAGTCATCATGGTGACCCTCATCTGCTTCAAATGATTGTTTATTCTGTATGAAGGTAGTGAGCTCAGCAACAATGTTGTAATCCTTAACAAGTAACTTATCATCTTCTATAAGAGTCTTTAAGTTAGAACATCCTTGTGCTTTAACTGTCTTAGACATCTTAACTCCCATCTGAGTTTTATTGCCTGAGAATCCAGTACCAACTACTTGACCTGCTCTACCACGCATTGCACACATTAAAACATTATCATATTCAATATCATAATGAAGCATAGATGCAACTGCTTCTCCAATATCATTAACTTCTATCAGAACATATGCTTTATTATAATTTGTAGCAACGTTGTAGATAACGTTGGGGAATAACATTGGTCGGATATCATGGTTTCTATATTTTGCTACTAAAGCCCACGGAGCCTTAGATATATCAATGACCACAAACGCACTATAGTCCTGAGCCAGACCACGAGATACGTCAACACAAATAATATAATCATGACCATCAATAGGACTTTCATAAACATCTAACCCTTGACTTGATTGTACAGGTTCATCATATATTAAATTTCTAAGTTTAGATGCAGCAATTAAAGTATCAACAGATCCCAAGAACTCACAGTCGAACTCTTGAGTGAACTGTCTTTCAGATGTATTGGCAATAGTAGTTTCTTTCCACTTGGCATCTCTGCCAGGCACTTTACTCCAATGAACTTCCGTCCATACATATCCATTTCTATTCTTCTGAGCATCAGTCCACAACTTATAGAAGTGGTTCATACCATATGGAGTTGATATAATTATTACTTTCGTTTTTGTACCAGAAGTAATAGTAGGGTAAACAGAACTAAAGAATGCTTCTGCGATATGATTTGGGACAAAGGCGAACTCGTCGAGGAAAATGATATTGAACGACATGCCTCGGACAGCACTTGCAGATGTAGAAGCTGCCAATATCTTTGATCCATTTTCCAACTCCATTGAACCTTTGTTGTATACAATTATCCCTTGCTGTAACCACATAGGTAATTGTTCATATGCTAGTTGAAGTCTACCAAGTAGATCTCTAGCAGTAGATAACTTGTTTGCAAGTATACCTACATTAACATTATCATTAAACAAAACATAATGCAAAAGGTAAGACACACACGTAGTGGACTTACCAGTCTGTCGAGGTAGCTTCGCTATATTGAATCTGTTCTCATGGAATTTTGTAATCAATTCCTCTTGAAAATCCCACATCTTAAATGGAACTATACCCTCATCAAGTGAGATGATCTTGATATAGTTCTTAGCAAAATATACAGGATCATCCTTACATATGATGTACTCCTGTATTTGCTCTGGGGTAAAATCAATCTGTGTCCCAACCTTTTTCAGATTGGGATTACCTAAGTAAAAATCTCCAGAATTCGTTGCCATACTAATGCGTTACTAAGTATTCCTCAGCCTCTTCTTTACTACTAAACCAATGAATATGACGGTTTAATTGTAAGGTATACTTATGTTCAATTTGGTCATACCCTATCACACCCTCATAATCAATCCAATCTGGATCAAGACGGTCTTCGGAAATTGTGGTCATGACTGAATTCCTCCTTTCTTAGTTCGTATTCTAGCATGGATCTCAAGATTCTGGCACGGCCAGTATCTCGAAATGCTTCTAGAACTTGAAGTTCAGATTTTAATTCAGTTGCTCTTGACATCACTTTTTTCCTTTATTATGTTGTGCCCACGCAAATGCGTATGCTTTGTCCTTGCCTACTTTTTTCTTTAAAGCTTTAACTTGTTTCTCTCTTCCTGGAGGTGCTTCTTCTCCATATACCCCACCAACTGCAGGTGGTAAAGATTGTTTTGAACTACTAGCTTCCCAATGACCATCTGAAGGATTTGGTTTCAGAGGTTTCTTGGATTGAGTTTTCTTCTTCCAGCTAGATGACTTCTTAGTTTTTGCTGCTAAACCTGTACCACTCTCACCAGTAATTGCTGCTAGACCTTCAGTTGTTAATATAACTGGTCCTTCAGTGGGATCTGATTCATGATACTTGATAACCCTACTACCAGGATAGACACTATCCGCTATCCTCTGTGCTTGAGGTCTCTGAAGTTTTGATAACTTAGATCTAAACACAGTGATATCATATTCTCTACCACGCCAAACGGTAGTGAGAACATAGTACCTTCCATACATTGTAGGGATCCTTGTTGTCATTATGCAGATACAGCGTTGCAGTCTTTATCATGACGTTGATACGCAGCAGGAGTCCTAGTAGTGTTATTAGTATTCCTTGCCTGATATGTACCAGGTGTCCTAGTGGTATTGTCGTAATTACGAGCTTGGTAATCTGCGTTCCAATTCTTAAAGGTCTTGGTAGACCATCCTTCATTACCACTGAACCAATTGACAGTTGTACTGCCTGGTTGTGGACTTACGGGATCACAGTTTTCGTCGTTTCTTTGGTATGCCATGTGACTATTTATCCTTTTTCTTAGATGCCTCTTTCAGCATTTTTTGGAGGTCAGCAGTACTACCAACAAACAATGAGTTGTTAGTAACTACCTTCTTAGCACTCTCTTCTTTGACAGATTTTCTGTCCTTCTGGAGTGTCATTAATTTGTCTGCTACATCACCTACATGCTTGATGAGTTGTCCAGCAACTTCATATGCTCTAGGGTGATCAGAAGACATAGCCAAATCAAGAGCACCGTTGACAGCCTCTTGTCCCTTATCCACCAATAGGTAAAGGTTTCCTCGTGCATACTCATAGTCATCCTGTACTTCATCCTTACCATCAACCTTTTTGGGTTGAGATTTCTTAACCTCAGGTGGGTTAACTTCAGCAACGACTGCTTCCACAGTCTCGAAGGCTTTATCTAAACCAGTTGTATCATCATTCATAATAAGATGTAGTTTCGCTAAATCCAAAGTCATCACCAGATGTCAGTAGTGCATCATCAGTAGCATCTATTAGATCTACCTTAGTACCAGCAACTGCAGCTGCAGCAGTGGTTCCATTCTGTGCTCTACGAACAGATAATTTATCTGGTGATGTCTTACTCTTGACATACATGACTTCATTACCAATCTCAATATAGGATTGAGTAGGAATGTTGCTGTAGTCTTGAACTTGTACAACGAGATTTCTTGCGGTAATAGCACCTGCGAGTTCTGTAGTACCATCCTTGTCTTTGTCTGTCTTTGCCTTTGGTACAACCTGATAAGCAATCTGCCTTGTCTTTGAAAGATCGACATCCAAAGTAGTATCGACTTTTGCTTTCTTGATTGGTCCCTGAGTTCCAACAGGTCCAAAGATGTAAGACTTGACTGTGAACTGCATAGTGATTAAGGTTATCTTTTTGTCATCAAAAGAACCTTCATAATCATCACTATAACTAATACTATTCAATACAATAGGAATATCTCTATACTCATTCATTTCATCAACTAACTTAATAGTCATCTGATATGATGGTTGAAACACTGGAACAATCTGTTCAGTTATTTCTAATGCTTCATCATTAGTCTTAGATATAATATTCAATTCAAAATCAATATTATATGGAACAGGAGTGAACTGTTTCTTTACAGCATCCTTAGTATTTGCCTTTAATGTCAAAGTTGTAGGAGCAAGTTTCCTACCAGCATCATATGAAATACCTGTCATTTCAAATGACAAACGAGGAACAGTAATAGCAAC